CGATGCCGACGCGGCGAAACCCGTAGTAGCGGTAATCTGCGCGGCCAACGCGTTCGACGACTTATGGTTCGCGAAATTGATATCGGTTTGGGTTTCGTTGCCCGTTGAATCCGTGCGGGTTAGAGTAAGTTTTGTTTCTCTAACCGTGATAGTGGCCGAAATGTCGCTAGCGACCGTGCTACGTACCGTCATGCACGCAAGCGAACCAAAGCCCACGTAGTGAACGTGCGCCACGGGCGGATTGTGAACGACAAGCCCGCTATCGCCACGCGCTGTCGTCCATTCGTAAAACCGACGCTGCACAAACCTACGGTCGGCGTACGCTTCGATTGCGTAACTAGCGCGGTCGATTGCCGACTCTAACACCGCGTCGTCGGTGCTAGTCGAAATGCCCATGTAGGCTTTCAACGCGGCGAGGGTGGTTAGGGCGTATTGGTCAACGGCCATTGGTTGTTCCGTTCATCGGCACGCGTAGCCGCGTCATTTCGCCCGCGGCGGCCTTCCGCGCTTGCGTGTGGTGTCGGTAGGGGTTTCGACGTCGGCGGGCGCCACGGGCGATTCCCGCGTGGTTACGGCCGTCGTGGATTGCGTCACGAATTCCAACACGCCGCGGCGCTGCAATTGAACCGCAAGCGCGGGCGACACGGCGACAAGCGCGCCGCGACGCGCGCCCGCCCACGGTTGCAACGCGATGCAAATTACGTTGGTGGTAGTGTCCAATCGGGTTTCCCGTTCGTGTGGTAATCGTGCATGAATTGATGCACGCAATTCAAGTTCCTATCGGGCCACGACGCAACGACTTGTAGGTGGCCTACGCGCACCTGCGGCGTCGTCGAAATCTTCCAACCCGCGGCGCGCGCCTTCTTCCAAAAGTACACATCATCGTCTACGCGGTCGTTGCCCCAATCGCCCTTTGCGCCCGCCTCACCGATAAACCACGGCATTGGGAATTCGCGTAGGCGGTCGCATCGAATCAACGTAAGCCCGAAATGCCCGTGCAGCACGGGCCAATGATCGTCGGCGAGTCGTTCCACCGCTAGTTCCGAAACGGGTAGCCCCATGCCGTCGTCGATTTTCGCAAGCAATTGGTTTCGGTCGCGCCCAATCTGCAAGGGGCACAAAATGTCGAGGTCGTGCGCGTCGGCGATGTCTCGCAACATACATACGTCGTGCGCGTCGAAAATCGTGTCGTAGTCAATCGCTAGAACGTACTTATGCTGTCCGCCTTCCGCGATCTGTTGGAACAATCGTTGCAAGCATTGCCCCCAAAAGACACCAATCGACCGAACGAACGGAATATGCAACGGCCCCAACGCCGTATAGCAACACCCCATGTTTTCCGTCCACGCTAGCCGCGGCATACTCATTACCGCGTGCATATCGGGGAGCGGGCGAACGGGCGCGCGGCGCAACACGCCCGCGGCGCGCTTGACGGCGCGAATGTTCAACGACACGGGCAACGACGAACACGAATTGGAATCGCCCGCCCAATCTCCGACGACTTCGAAGCCCGCCGACGCTAGGGCGTCGGTAAGTTTCTGTCGGTTGAATATCGCGGCGTGGAAATCGTTTGCGTCCGTCTGTCCGCCCATGATGTATTGTTCGACAGGCCACGCGACGCCGCGCGCGTACGCGTCCACGCATCTATCGAAATCGGGCACCGCTACTAGCAACGTACCGCCGACGCGTAGCGCGCGATTCCATTCGCGCAACACGGCGAGCGTTTCGCGGTGCGGGATATGTTCTAGAACGTGGCTAGCCTTGACGACTTCTAGCGAACCGTCGGCGATTCCGACTAGCGCGCGCGCGTCGCGGCCCTGCGCGATATCCCACGGTTCAAATCCCGCGGTACAACGATCCATGCAACCGATGTCGATTTTCGTGATGGTCATAAGACATAGCGACGGCTTCCGCCGCCGCTATGCGTAGCCTACTAACGGCTCCGACGCCCGTTGGCTATGGCGATTCTATCACCGTTCGGGCGAACGTACCCAAATGGTAGACGCGACATCGGCTACCGCCTTTTGCCCGATTGCGGGTCGGGCAAGGTTTGCGGTAGAAATGATGTTGGACGACGCGCTAGGGGTGCAAGTAAAGAGTAGATACCGACGGTAGCCCGCGGTATCAATATCGAACACACAATAGGGGTTGTTGGTACCCGCGGCTTGCGCGGGGATTGTGTAATCGGTGCCGCCTGTCAACCCGCACGCGACAAACGCGGTAGCGTCGGTCGTGTCGCCGTGTTCAATTTTGAACGTGGTAGGCGCGTGGGTCGTTGACTTGAAGACGGCGACGCGTACCGAATCGAAGCCCTTTGTATCGACCGTCGCGGTTGCGGTTTGACTTGTAGACGTGGTACCCAATGTAAGTAGCACGGTTTTGGTGTTGCTGTTGTGTTGCATTGTGGCCTTTCAACACTACGGGGCGCGGGCTTGCACCCACGCCCCGTAGCAAGGTAGGAAGAGACAGGAACGAATTAGCGGCTAGGAACCGTAACCCAATTCGCCGCCGACAGGTCGGTGGCGCTGTCGATACCCGTCAACGGTCGGCCTAGTTCCGCGATAGCGACGACGTTCGACGTAGCCGCGGATGCGCCCGTGTAGGTGAACCGAAGGTATCGACGTAGGCCCGCGGTAACGATGTCGAACACGGCCGACGGGTTCGTGGTCGTCGCGCTACTAGCGGCGGCGGTGAAATCGGTACCCGCTGTCGCGTTAATTGTGACGAACGCCGTAGCGTCGGTGGTGTCGGAGTGTTCTACCTTCAACACGGCGGGCGCGTTGGTGATGGAACTAAACACCGCGATGCGGCACGAATCGAAGCCGCGCGTATCGACGTTGGCGGTGGTGGTTGCGTTCGTTGCCAACGATGCGCCGTTGACTAGTAGAACGGTTTTTTGGTTGGATACTTCAATCATGGTTGGTTTCCCTTGCTATCAACGGGTAAGCATGACGACGGCGCCCGCGGCGGTAGTGTCGCCGCACGAATGGCAATTGATGTCGATGCGTTGGGTGCCACGGATTACGATTTCGTCCTGTTCGAACGCGTTTAGCGCGCTATCGGATGTCTTGATTGTGACGCTACGACGGTCGCCGAACGCGACGGCTTGCGTAAGGTCGCCGAAGTATGCCAACACGACGCCGTCGGTGCCCGAACCAATGGTGCCCGACATTGCTTGCGAGAATACGACGGGGTATCCGAAGAATCGCGGCGCGACGCCGTTTTGCATTTCTGCGGCGGACACGCCACCCGCACCCATCGCGACGCGTTCGAACATCGCGTGGAAAACCGATTTGTGGCAATAGATTTTGGTATTGGGAGTCTGCGCGTACGCGGGCAGTAGTGCCATCATGCCGTGAATGTCGGCTTGAAGGTCTGCAACGCTCACGCTCGCCAACGTAGACGTACCGATGCCCGAATCCGACGTGCCCGCGCTACCGATTGCGTTCGCGAGTCCAACGATGCCGCCGTAGGTGCTAGTACCGTCGCCGTTGAATCCCGCCTGATCTTCGCGCAACGCGAATTCATAGGCGATTTCGCCCGCGACGTTGTCGGCAATGTTCACGATTGCATCTTCCGCAAGTTCCGACGACGTGGTGGTGAGGGCAAAGAGTTTCTTCGCCTGTAGCATCACGTTGTCGAAGGTTTGCGTAGATTCGGTCGCCGCCTTTGTTTCGCCGACCCAATACGACGTCAGGGTGCCCGTACGTCGTGGAATGTAGATGACGTCGCGCGACATCGGCCACGACCGCGCATTGGCTCGGAAGACGCCGAATTGTTCGCGAAGCGAAATGAGCGTGTCGGAAAATTCGTCGGGAACTAGGAAGCCGCCCGCGCTGTTGTTCCCTTCGGAATGCGCCTTGACGGTAAGCCCGTTACGGGCGCACCAATCCGCCGATTTCGTGTGGTTGCACGCGGCGAAGAGGAAGCGACCGAATCGGTAGGCTTCGCGATTGTCGCTGAAATTCTTCAACCGACCGCCGCGGAACTTCGGCGCGTCGTCGTCGCCACCCGTCACAATCGCGCGACGTGCAGCGGGTGCGGCGTCGGCGATTGCCGCGCGGATTTCCGCGCGAACGCTCTTCGCCACGGCGGCGGTGTCCGCCTTCTCTTCGGGCTTCGCCATGTCGGTTTCGACTTCGGCGGGCGCGGCGGCGGGTGCCACCATCACGTCGATATTCGCGGGGTCAATCGGTGCGCCCGATTCGTCCACGATCATGCAATCTTGCAACATAAGCGCTTTCGTGTGCGCCACGCCACGTTCGCCGTGTTGTGCGGCGGCGTTCTTTAGTGCGGTGGTGAATTCTGAAATTTTGAGTGTACGCATATCGGTAATCCCTTCGGTGTTGCGTCTAGTTCTAGGCTACGCGTCTAGGCACATTGCCGCCCGTTCGTAGCCGCCACGTCAACGCAACGCGCCGCGGGCGCGCGCCAATTCGCGACGCACCACGGCGTTAGTTTCCATCGGTTGAACCCGCGCCGCGCTTGCGGCGTCGGCCCACGTACGCGCGGGCACGGGCACGACAATTTGTACGCGCCGTGGTTCGACGTAATCCAACCAACGCGCGGCCGCGGCGGCGTCTACGGCGCCCTTGCGTACGGCGCTTATCAACGCTTGCGGGTTGCATTGGAGGGGCGCCACGGAAATTTCCATAAGGCGCCATTTGTTGTAGACAGTATGCACGGCATCGCCGTAACGCTTGCGGTCGTCAACGGTCGCGCGGCGCGTGCCGCCCTGTTCGGGTACGTAGCCAATGCTTACGCCCTTTACGACCCCTTGCCCAATCACGGCGCGCACGAAATCGGGGAAGAATTCGCCGACGTAATCTGCGGGGCGTTCGGCCAATTGGAATTCGCCCACGATGCTATCGGGGTTGCGTTGCAACGCGACGCAACGGCCGACGGGTAGCGTTAGGTCGTGATTCCAAAACAACACGGGGTTGGATTCGTACTCCGTGCTATTCATACCTTGCGGGATTACCACTTCCCCGTCGCGGTCGATAGCGGCGGTCGTAACGGTCGCGGTGAATCCGCCCGCGCTAGGTACCAATTCGGCTTTGAGTTTCTTACGTTGCATGGTCATACCTTCCGCGCGCGTGCGCGTCGTTCGGCTTCCGCCGCGATGTTTTCGTAATCGTCTACCAACGTCGGTTGCATCGCGCATCGGCAATTCGGATGCAACGGCGGCGCCGAAATCTCTTCATAGTCGAGTTTCATTTTCCCGCCGTCGGCGCCCGTCAACGTGTCGCCCTTCGCGTAAAACGAATCCTCTAACCCCACGCCCTTTTCGGTAAACCTCTTCGCGACGGCTTCGCAGAATTCGCACGGGTCGGGCGCCAATAGCCAACGCTTCCCCGACACTAGCCCCGTGGATTTCCACGCGTCGGTTTCGGCGGTTGCCGCCGCGCGTGCGGCTTCGGTGCGTGCAATCATCGTTGCACGGCGGCGCGTCGCGCGCACGTCGTCGCCTTCGCCGCGTGCCCATTCCTGCACGCGTTCGGCGAGTTCATCGGTGTTTTCACCTAACGACATCCCCTCCCCGAACATATCGCGCAAGCGTTCGACGGTATAGCCGTTGATTGAATCGGCCGCGCGCGACGCCAACCTAACGCTACCGCGTTCGACGTACTCCGCTAGTTCTTTGCTACTCCAACCCAATTCGGCGACGGCCGTAGACGTTGCAAGTTTCGACAGGTTGGCAAATCCGATATCGGCGCCGTGCTGCAACGAACGACGAATGTACGGCGCTAGCGCGTCCACCAATTCGCGATGCCACGCGCCACGCTCCAACACGCCGACGGCGCGCGCGACCGTGTCGGGCGTCGCGTCGCCCTCGCGTTTGATTGCGGCAACGACGGCGCGCACCTGCGCGGCAAACACGGCGTCTACCCCTTTCAGGAAGCCCGCCAACAATTCGTCGTCTACTAGTTCACCCGTACCCGCGGCTTTCGTGATTCGGTCGGCGTCGGTTAGCCAAAGGTCGGAATGCTTGACGGCGTGCGCGTCGGTGCCACAACAGGCGCACGATTTCGCGCGCGACTTCTCGCCGCGTTCGCGGTCGAATTCGTCGCGCTTTCGTTTCGCCCACGCCCATCCCTCATCCCCGCCCCAACCGTGCCACGCTTGCCACCCCTTGCCCTGTTCGTCCCACGTCGCGCCCTGTTTGTCGGATTCGTGGCGTTCGAAGTAGGCAACCATCCGCCTTACGGTGTCTTCCGACACGGCGACGCGGTTGGCTAGGTCGCGGGCGCGCGCGATGCCCGTAGCCGTCATGCCGCGTTGGCTAGGCGGCTTCGATTCGCGTACTTCAAGCGCGCGCCGCGCGTTGTCGGCGACGGCTTGCGGCGGCACCGTGTCGATATCCTCCAACGCTTTTGATTCGCCGCACATTTCGTACGCGATAGCGGCGGCTTGTGATTCGTCGTAGCCCTCCGCTAGTAGCGTCGGAATCTTCGCGGCGACGCAATCGGAAAGCGCCGACTTTGTGGCGGTAATTGGTGCGGCCGACGGTGCCACGGCGTCGGCCGACGTCGCGACAGGTGGCGCGGGTGGAGTAACTGCCGCGGTTTGTGGCGGCGTCGCGTCTAGTGCGATTGGAGCGGGCGCCGCGGCCCCTAGCGGTTGCCCGTTCACCAACAGGCGGTCGGCCATTGGGTCGTCGGTACGTTCCAACCCGTAGCGTTCGCGCGCTTCATTCGGTGTTAGCCAACCACCCGATACCGCCACTTGCGTTTCGGTCAAATCCTGTTGGCGGTTCAACGGTACAGGGTCGTCATAGGCTAGCACCGCGTCGCCTTCTAGGCCGAACATCGGCAATAGCCGTTGGTTCAAAGTTTCCTCATCCATTCGGCATAGCGGTAGTACCGTCATTTCACGCCACGACGCGAACCCGATAGACGCGCCCGCTAGGTTCGGGTCGTTCGCCTTCAACATGGATACGGGCACGCCGAACACCGCGGCGATTTCTTCCACAACATCGTCGCGCCCCGTAAGATCCTTCGGCGGGAACGCGAGCGGCTTCACGTCGATTTCCGCGGTAGATACCATGAAATTCCCGCGGTTACGCGGCCCGCGGAATTTCTGCTTTATGGCGCGCTCTACGCGTTCCAATTCATCGCCCGACGCGTTCCCCTTGATAGTCAACAGGTAGTCGGGGCGGCCGTTGTTTTGGAACATGGCCAAATCCATCGAATGTAGCGCGGCGTTCGCATTCGCGGCGCCCCACGCGGCTTCGAGTTTCCCCATGCCGTAGAACAGGTCGCGCGGGTTCGGCCGTCGGAAATGGATAACCTCATCCGCGGGGAAGGTCTGTTTTGATTCGCTACCCTTGCCGTAGCGATAGCCGCTAATAAATTCGACGGGGTCGGGGATAACTTCCGTCCATTGTGGCGGCATCGGCCACAATTCCGTCGGCGTGCCGAATGCGTCGGTGATGACGTGTTGGTATGCGTTACCCGTCAATTCTTGCCACACGACACGCAACACCGTAGCGTCGTATCCGTTGAACCACGGGTTAGCCGTGGACAACAGGCGCAACAATGGGTGGTCGTCCGTTACCTCTTCGAAATCGTCGCCTAGTTCCGCGGCTTTCCGCATCACAACCGCCGACGGTTGGTGCGCGGTGTCGCCGCGCAAGCGCGCGACAGAC